TGGCGGTACTGTCGAGGTAGGCCAGGCCGGTGCCGTAGGCGGTGGAGTTGCTGTAGGCGCCGTAGCCGCCGTTGCTCGTGTTGTTGGTGAAGGTGCTGGCCAGCGCGCTTCCAAAGACCGCGCTGCTGCTGCTCTGGGTGTCGCCTTGCGGGACGGTCCCGGTGGTTTCGGTGAGGAACCAGAGGTGCGCCGGCTCGACGGGGTGCCCCAGCTGCCAGGTGTAGCCCCAGCGGTTGGCGGTGGCATCGGCGTGGGAGCGCACCACCGCGAGGGGAGTGCTGGCGTTATCGGGGAGGGCATTCACCAGGGCGGCAAAGGCCCGGAAAGCCCCATCGAGTTGCAGGCCCACCCCAGCGGGCTCCTTGCCGGTCCACTTCCAGCTGCCGGGCGCAAAGCTCTGGCAGAACACCTGATAGGTCATGGCGTCGGTCCCGCAGTTGGGGTGGGGTCTTTGGTGCGAAGCAGGAGGCCATGACCGCCGATCGCCAACCATTCGCTGCCATCGGGCGGCTTGAAGTAGCTCATCGCCCCGCTGCTGAGATTCAGCGCCGCGAAGTCCGTCGGCAGCAGCAGCGGCTCCCAGAACTGGGCCGGTTCGTTGGCGCTCTCGTAGTAGCTCCAGTCGGTGGTGGCGAGCACCAGCTCGGCGGGCTGGCGGATCTGGATCGGGGTGGAGGAGTTTTCGCGCAGCAGGGTCCGGGAGCCTGAGGGCTGGCCGGAGCGGGCGTTCCAACTCACCGCCCGCAGCGCATCGAAGGTGGTGGAGGGGGGCGAGGCCGCCAGGATCCAGTTGCCAGACACCTGATCGCGGGCGATGAGCAGCGGCACCGCCTGGCGGTTGGTGAACCGGTGCTGGCTGTAGGCAAAGACGAAATACTCCTGGCCCTGCGCCAGCGACCAGCCCACCTGCGCCGTCAGCGGCAGAGGCGTGGTGCTCCAGGCCCCGCTGCTGGTGGCGACATCGGCGGCCGGGTACACCCAGCCCTGCTGGGAATCGGCCCCCACATACGGCTCGGTGTTGCCGATGCCGGGCCGGATCTGCAGGGTGGTGCCGGTGAGAAACACCTCGAGGAGCAGCACCGCCGGGACTCCGCCGGGGGTGAGCTGCGACAGGGTCGCCTCCAAGCGCCAGCCACACGGATCGCTGGCGGTGGCATTGGGGTTGGGGGCGGTGGCGATGCGCAGCTGGTGCTGGTTCACCTGGGCATTGGCGGCGCCGATCCAGCTCTGCAGATAGCCGTTCACCTCCACCGCCACCGAAGGCCAGGTGGTTTCGGTGCCGACGCGGCTGATATCGATCAGGGTCCGGCTCATGGCGCCAGCACCACGGCGGAGACGGTGAGGGCGATGGCGGCCTGGGCGGTGCCGGTGTTACGCACCACCGCCCGCAGCAGTGGCGTGGTCCCGTCGGTTGAGAAGTAGGTGCCGCCCGGCGGAGCGGGGATCGTGAGGGAGGCGGTGGTGGTGACCAGATCGAGCAGCACCCCGCTGCCGGGCGCTGGATCCTGGGTGATGGGGCGGCTGCCATCGGCCTCCCGCGCCACCGCCGAGCTGTAGAAGCTCACCCACCCAGGCGCATCGGTGCTCACCTCCAGGAAATGGCCCAGACGCCCCAGTCCCGGCAGATCGAGCAAGGCACTGGCCCCCGGCAGCAGGGGCGTGGTGGTGGCGCTCATACTCATCCGCTGACCGGAGACCTGGGTGCGCGGCAGCCAGCTGGCCATCAGCTCATCCCCTCAGCAACGGACCGTGAGGCAGAGCATCAGGGCAGCACCTGGATGCGTCGGATCGCCCGCACCTGGGTGGCGGTGGCGACCGTCTTGCTCTCGGCGAACTGATCACCCATGTAGGTCATCCGCAGGTAGGCGGTGCCGCTGGCGGCCTGGGTGGAGGTCCAGTGGAAGAAAGGATCGTCGCCGTAGACCTCATCGAAGTGCTTGAGCGTTTCCGCCCCACCGGCCCGGAAGGCCAGCACACCCGTCAGGGCCGGATTGCTGTCGCTGTAGTTGCCGCCCTGGGGCACCGCATAGGGGTTAGCGCCATAGCCCGCCCCCGAATAGGTGCCTGCAGCCGTCGCCTCCGGCTTGAAAGCCCGATAGAGCACATCCCACTCCTGGGCTGCAGGCAGGTACCAGTCGTCGTAGCCGCTGATGTTCAGCGAGCGGCAGAACTGAGCCGCCGGATGGCTGGCATTGTTCATCGCCTCGCTGTTCGCCCAGCCGTCGAACACACTCGTGGTGCCAGCGCTGGTGGTGTTGGCGCTCTTCCAGGCCACGTTCAGCAGTGAGCCGGCCGTCTTGGGCGCAACGATCAGCGCATGGGTGGCGACGCCGTTGGCGGTGTGGCTGATCAGGCCGGCATAGAAGCCGCCCTGGAACGAACTGCCGATGGCGGGCAGATCGGCGACGCGGATCGGGCCGAGCTGATAGACGGTGCCCGTCAGCAGGTCGAGGTAGAGATCGCCATCGACTGCGCCGGGGATCGTGGCCGGCGGCGCACCGGTGCCGGTGAACCAGCCGGTGCCGCGGGGGCCGATCGCCCCATCCGCTCCCGCCGGACCCTGGATGCCCTGGGGTCCCTGCGGGCCGGCGGGCCCTTGGGAGCCGGTGGCGCCGGTCGGTCCAGCCACACCAGCTGGACCCTGGGGACCCTGGATCGAGCCGCCGTTCACCCAGCTGTTGCTGCCGCTGTCCCACACCCGCAGCGAGTCATCAGCCTGCACCAGGTAGGCATCGCCCTGGGCGGCATTGGCGGGCAGGGCAGCGAGGGTGGCCACCTGACCCTTGAAGTTGATGCCAATCCCCGCCGGGCCCTGGATGCCCTGGGACCCAGTCGGACCGGCCGGGCCAGAGGGTCCAGCTGGGCCTTGCGTCCCCTGCAATCCTGCGGGCCCCTGCGGTCCCTGGGGGCCAGCGGGACCCTGGGGCCCCTGCACACCGGGGGAGCCCTGGGGGCCTGCCGGGCCCTCAGGACCGCGGATCGAACCGGTGGAATTCCAGGAACCCATGGCAGGAGCAGTGCTGGCCCGGTCTTGCAGCCAGGCTGGTCACTGCCTATTGCCATGCACGGGCCCCCTGTAGGGGCTCAGATCACCATTTGCCGCAGGCTCACCGCCGAGGTATTGAGCAGCATGTAGATGTAAACAATCTCGGTATTCCCCTCGCGAAAGGTCACATCAAAGGCCGTATCGCCCACCACCGCCGCGCCCTGGGGGTAGAGCATGGTGGTCCAGCCATCCATGGCGGATTGGGCGAAGTCGTAGCGGAACCAGCGGCTGGTCGCGTCCTTCTGCAGGTAGAGAAAATCGCCGTTGTAGGCCTGCTTGGTCCCCGTCGTGAAGGTTTCCGTCGCTGGGGAATAGGGGAGGGCGTTCTCCCAGCTGTTGGCGGCGAGGTCATAGCGGTCCAGCAGCGCTGAGCCACCGCCGCGGAAGGAATAGAGGTAGCGGCCATTGCGGATGCTGTTCTCGCTGCTCCAATCACTGGCGCTCACCGAGTGGATCCAGTGCCCCGAAAGACCCGCCCCCGGCGCCGCGGCGCGGGCGGTGGTGGGCGAAAGGGTGGACCAGCTGTTGGCGCTGATGCTGTAGCGGAACAGCGTGATGGCGTTGTTACCGATGAAATAGAGGAAGTCGTCGTTGCCCTCCAGGCTGTACTGGCTTGTGGCATCGGGAGCAGTGCTCCAGGCGCTGCTCAGCGTGAGGGTGGTGGCGGTGTTGCTGGCCACGGTGCGGATCTGACCGGCGCCGGTGCCGGCGGTGATGCGCAGCTGGCTGTTGGCCCACTGATTCGTGGCCCAGCTCTTGGCGGTGTTGGTCAGGGTGGTGCTGCTGCCGCCAGTGGCGGTGCCTGTCGCGAAGGAGCGGAAGCCGTTGTCGATCCAGGCGGGTGTAGCGATCAGCCGACCATCGGTGCCGATCGTGGCCGGCAAGCCGGCGTGAGCCAGGGTGATCCAGCTGTTGGTCGCAAAGTCGTACCGCCGGAACGAGCCGGCAGCGAGGGTGCCAGCACCCAGCACAAAGAAGGTGGGGGTGAGCAGGCGGTACTGGCTGGTGGCATCAAACGCTGTCGCTTCTGCCTCGGTGAAGGTCAGCACCGCATTGGCGCCGAGGGTGTTGGCGGCGATGGTCTTGAGCCGGCCGGCATTGGTGCCGCCCACGATCAAGACGCTGTAGCCCCGCAGGTCACGCTGCAGGTTCTGGTTCGTGGTGAGGCTGGTGGTGGTTCCGGCAGTGGCGGTGAGGCTGGAGGCTGCAGCAGTCGCCCCGGTGGAGAAGGAGCCCGCAGTGCCGCAGGCACCAGCACCAAAGGTTCCCGCCAGAGCTGGGGAGGGAATCTGAATCCAGCCGTCCTCCGCCGGGTTGTAGAGGAAGGCGGCAGTGTTGGACTGCACCAGCAATTGCTGCTGCCGGTAGTGGCGGCTGGAGACGATGAAGTGGCCGGTGGCGGTAGCGGCTGGGGCGGGGGTGCAGAACTCCCAGCGCTTGAGATCGAGGATCTTGCGGTTGCCGTTGCTGATGGGCATCTCAACTCACCGTGATGTTGCGCCGGAGGGAATCGGCCGAAAGATGCATCAAGGCGGGGATCTGATCGTTTGCGCCGTAGCCGCCCACCTGGCTCTGGTTGGTGAGGGTGGAGCAGGTGGTGATGGTGCTGAGGTTCCAGGTGCCGGATTGGCTGGCCGGCACAACCGCAGGCGCCGACTCCAGCGTCACCCGCATGCGGCCAGCCAGATCGGGTGTCATCAGCCCGATGGTGCGGGTGAGGGCTGCCACTGCCAGCCGCAGCGCCTGCAGCGTGCTTTCCAAGGCGAGCTCCTCAAAGGCATTGCGCAGGGCCATCAGTTCACCCCGTCCTCGATGTAGAGGGTGAGGGCCCCGCCGCTGGTGTCCCACCACTGGTAACGGGAGGCGCCAGCCAGTTGTTGGGCGCTCGGTGGGCTGGCCTGGATAAACAGAGGATCAGTGGCTGGGGTTGGGGCCCATTCGCTGTCGTAGTCCGCGGCGCTGCGCTTGCGCAGGATCTGGCCGGTGCTGCCCCCGGCCGGCACGCCTGCGCCCTGGGGTCCCGGCGGTCCGACCTGGCCTGGGGGACCTAGCAGGGAGGCCAGTTGCGTCCAGAACAGGGCCACGGCAGCGAGAAGCGGTGATCACTGACTCTTGCCATGGCCAGCGCCTCTTGGCGCCGCCATTGCTCCCTCTCACTCACAGCGGACTGGCAGAGATGGGATTCAGGCACGGTGTTCAGGCCGAGAGTTCGTAGACCTGTCCACTGAGTCGGTCGAGGTAGAAGTCGCCCACTGCCGGTGAGGGCTGAAGGCTGGTCGGTGGGGCGCCATTGCCCGAGTACCAGCGGGTTGCGCGGCTGCCGACACCCGATTCCTGCACCACCGCCAGGGCCGGTTCGCCGCTGCTGGGATCCGGCAGGAAGCCCAGGCCGCCATTGGGATGGAGCCGCAACCGCCAAACCACCGCATGGCGGCCGTCGTAGGGCTCACCAGTGATGCCGCCGCTGGGGATCAGCGGCTGGATGGTGCCGCTGCTGCTGGCACCGCCTCCATCGCGGTTGTTCAGCAGTTGCTGGGGCGGCACTGGGCAGCCGACCAGGGCG